CTTTTTTCTTTTTATAGGTCAATTCTCTAATTTCATTTAATTGTGTTTGTTCCATCTGCTCTACACTTGGAGGAGGTAATACTGGTGGTGCTGGTGGTGCTGGTGGTGGTGGAGGTATTTTTGGTCGTAGAAATCCCATTGTTTTAATTCCTTATTTCTAGTGGGTTATAGTTTGTGCCTTGTGCAAATTTTTCTAATCTCTTATTTTCATTCATGTCTAATTCCTGAATAGCTACGGCAGCTGTTCTCCACGCATCAGCATAATGCGAAGAAAAATCATGGACTGGCTTTGTAAACACTCGCTGCTTATCCAACCATTTACGATGATACCATTTCATCGCATCCAAAAAAGGTTTACAGTTAGATCGATCTATATACGACTTGGCTAATAAAACCTGACCAGCGTGCAAACCATCTTCTATGGATAGTTTCGGACACACCTTTATTGGTCGCATTCCCATTGAATACGCATACTCTTTCCTGGAATGACCAGTCGAAAGCTCTCGTTGTTCAATATCATGTGGGAACACATAATTTTTTATATTGTAGCCAGTTTTTTTTATATAGTCAGCGTAGTGAGCTAGGGATTGATTATTATTTGAATAACAATCAAACACATACAAAGCTCTCCCAATTTGCTGCGTAAATAATATAACTGTTTGGTCTGAAATTCCTAAATCAAAAAAGCAAGTTGTTTCATAACCAGGATCATGAGGAAAATTAGATATTTTTTTATCTTCTTCCATCTGATCAATAATTTTACCATATACAGAACCTGAAATATTTGCTGTCCAGGAGCATTCAAATTCCTGAAGGTATTGTGATTCTGACATCAGCTTTTTTGCTGACTCTAATTCTTCTTTTGGTACTAACCCAGTTTCCGATGCTTTAAAGGTACAAGTAAACCAATCAGGTAAACTTTGTGCTTCTTGGAATAGATCATAAAAATTATTTCCCATTCCTTGTGGCGTGCCTATAAACACGCAGCTTCCAAGACGATCAGCAATAGCTGGTCTGATTACTTCAGCAAACATCCTGGAGTCCATTTGTGCGTACTCATCACAAACAACAAAATCAAAATATTGTCCACGAGCAGCATCAGGATTTTCTGCACCAAATAATTGTATTCTTCCACCAGTCGGAAAATCTGCACGCAGCTCCGTTTCATTAAACTTCATTCCAGGAATTTTTCTAGCAAATTCTTTGATGTAATCCCAGCATATGAGCTTGGCTTGAATTCTTGTCGGACTGAAGATAGCTCCTTTAAAATTCTTTTTATTACTTGTAAGTGCAAGCTTAATTAAATGGTTGATCGCAAAAACGCTTTTCCCACCTCTCCTATGCATACAGACTACTGCGAAACGATATTCGTTTAGCTTTTGATGCAGCATCTGTTGTTGTGGTCGTGGCGTATAAGGTATTTTAATAAGTTTCATTAGTGTAAAGTTTCCGAAATTCTAATTGGATCTACTTTTTTAATTCCTAGTGCAGCTATAATAAAATTAGCAGCTTCAAGAGCATCTTCCTTATTTCCAAAATTTGTTAATTCTAATCGTACAGTATCTTTATTGTCGTCATAAAATACAGCAGCGACAATGTTATCGTTTGTGTCCATGAGTGTCTAATTCTCCCATTATATATATAAAACAATGGCACGGCTGTTGGGATGGTATCGAGGTCGCATTTCCGCCATTTTTCAATTAATTTGGCAGTATATATACGATTGATTGATACCTAGTCGCTTGCTCTAGCTATATATTCCTTAGTTAATTGTCTTAGTGTCATTTGATATGTCATCTTCAGCTTCCGAACTTCTTGTAGCGTGTGCGAGTCCTGACTGTTTGCGTTCAAGACTGCCATCATCCCAAACAACTTTGATAATTGGTTCACCTATATTCTCTACTGTTTGTTTATCTCCAAATATACTAATTAGCTTACTTGCTACCCATCTTGAATGGTGCAATCTTTCACGAAGCAGCTGTACCTTAGTTGGCTCTACATCATCCATAACCATGTCTTGCATCTTATCTAGCCAAACCATAGCTCCAATGCGTCTAGCGTCTAATAATTGCTCTTTAAACTTCTGATCTTGCTTCATCCAAGTGTGTACTGTTGTCAATGCTGGCATATCTTTTGATTTACAAACTTGCGTTAATGTTGTGCCTAATTCAACTTGCTCAATAATACGGCTGAATATTTCTTTTGATTTCTTCATATGTTTTATTTTTATTTTGTTTTAAATTCATTAAAGCTTTTATTCTTCCTTCTGTTGTTCTTTGTCCATAGCTCATACCTCCATGCAGCTTACAGATATAACGACCATTATTTTTTAATATGCCTTTAGCTTGACATTGCTGACCATCATACTTTCGTCTAGCCATACATTGAATTTTTTTACTCGGTCTACCTACCATATTAATTTATTTTTAATTATTTATATATTATGCCTTGACTTATATTAAGCTAGGCATTACAAGGGTAATGAATGGAAAATTTAACTTTATTTGATTTAAAACCATATAAAAAAACTTCCATTTTTGACAAGTTTAAATCTACTTGTCCTCTTTGTGGTGCTAGTAAAAAACAGCTTCAGAATTGCGAAGGAACACAAAACAAAAATATATTTCGTTTTCCTGTTTGTTATGATGAGCCATTTTATTACCACCGACAAAGATTAATTAAGAAAGGTAGTTATGAATAAAATAACTGAACAAACTATATTTCTACATAAATCAAAAAATTTGTATGATGATCAAGGCAAATTTGATGGTTCTGAGCATTGTGAAGAACAATCAGAAGCCGATATTGTGGCTGTATTTTTACAGCAACATTATGAAAATCAAGATACTTTTGATATTCTTGAAGAAAAAGATTTTGAAATCAAAGATTATAAAGATTTCAACGCAGCTTATGAAGCAGCTGAAAACCATGTTGAAGAACTTCAGAAAAAATACCCTAACGCTATGCAAGGGGAATATTAATGAAACAATTTATAAAAGATTTCAAAACTTTAAATTTATACGACAAAATTATACTTATTATCAGTTTACCAGCATCAATGTGGATGCTGTTAGATTATTTTTATTTACATTTACTAGTGTCAGGAGTTTAAACATGACTGATTTAAAAAACTACAATACTCTTGAAGGTTGGTTTGATGACAACCTTAAAGACCAATCCGAAGACATTGCCAATCATGGCTGTGTAAATGGTTTCAGTGGTGTTATTTACTATTCTGAAACTGTTGCCAAATACGACAAATACCAAGAAGAAATCTGGAACTCACTCTATGAGGATGCAGATGAACAAGGTATCAATATTTTAGAATTGATCGCTACTTTTAATGGTGCTAAAGATGTTGGCTCAAATGATCAATTTAAAAATTTAATGGTTTGGTACTACATTGAAAAGCTAGCTAGAAATCAAGTATTATTTCAAGAAGCTTTAGCTGCTAATTGGTAATGAAACCAAAACAGCTTAAAAAATTAATGAGTCAGCTTGATATTTCTCAAGCTGATTTATCTCGTATATGCTTTGATCAGGTTACTCAATCTGATCGAGTTATAGTATCTACTTGGCTTTCAGGTGCAAAACCAATTCCAAGATGGGTGCAGCAAATGTTAAAATATTACAAGGAGTCTAAACAATGATAAGCAAACAACAAGCAAAAGCTGAATTTGATAGTTTATTAAATGATGATCCAGATTTCCAAGAACAATGGGAAAATTCTTTTTATGAGTGGTGCGGAAATTATGACGATCTAAAACATATAACCAAACCACAATAGACCAAGCAAAGCTAGAACCACAAATAAAAAGAGCCACTTCAACGAGTGGCTTTTTTCTTATTTTGACTATTTATCTAATTATATCTTTTTTTATGTACTATTTTGTCAATGATGTACATAATTTTTTTATTTTTTTGATGAAGCTGCAACCATAGACGAATATAAATTATTTCTTCAAACCATACTTGTTTTATTTTTCTTCGACTCATACCAAACATTCGACCAAGCTGGGTAAAAGGAATTTTTTTTGCTCTACCCCATATTATCTTTTTATTATCAATAGACTCAACAACTTCTTTTAAAATTTCTGTTGCTATTTGCCAGCGTTGTATATCTCTTGCAGTAGGTATTATTCTAAAATTAGCTTTTTCGTAGGAATGCATATACATTTTTTCTTGTCTATAATCTAACCAAGCCGTAACTCGTTGCTTAGACCAAGCAGACGGCAAGCGTCTATCTGTTAGAGCTGCTTCTTCAAATAGATCTATAATATCTTTTTGTGTTATTTCAGGCATTGATAATACCTCGCTAATTCTTCTGCTTTTTCTTGTTCATCCCATGATCCGTTTTTTAATTTTAGCCATTGTTCGACCAAGATAGGATTGTTCGTTTTTTTCAATAATCGATGTGCTATCATTTCATTAGAATTATATGGCTGCTTTAGACCATGCTTGGCTGCCTTATAATTTGCATTAGTATTCTTAACCACCTTGTTGATAAGATTTTTTACTGGATTAATTAATGGATTATAAGAGGATTGGTGTGTCATTTCTGTCAGGATATTTTTACCCTTTTTGTCATGTGTCTTTACCTTTTTTGTCATGTGTATAATTCTGTATTGGGTAGCTCGACCTGGACAACCTCGTTTAATAATTTCCAAATAACCATTTTCAATTAAACTTTTAAGTCCTCGTATGACCTGACGAACAGACAGATTTGTATCTTCGGAAAGTCGTTCTTGACTGGGGAACAATGCTTTAGTTTTTGAATTTTCACGATCTAATAAAAATATAATTAATCGTCTAGCCGAGCTGTTGACAT